ACAAATTCAGCAGGATCTTCTCACTCTCATTGATAGTGATGATCAGGAATTAAATGATAAGATGTGCCAAATTGTAGTAGACAACTTTGACAAATTCTTTCTAGAGGTAAAATGAAATCCACACAAGTTGTTTACATTTATCTTGCTATCATTGGATTGGTGGGGTTTAATGTATTTCTTGCTCAAAGGGATCAACAACTGTATGATTCCTTTGATAAACTTCAAAGGCAGGGAGTTTCAAACACTCTGACTCCGCATGAAAAGGTTTGCTCTTCTTTGAAAGTATGGCATCCAGATTGTAAAATAGAGTAATCTCCGTGTGCCAGTTACGGAAGTGGCACAAGACCCCCTTGACTTTTACTCAAATCCATGCTATCATACATGTATGAAAAATCAAAAAACCAGACAACAGTTCAATCACCTCAACCTTGATGTTATTCAGGATATTCCCACCGAAACTGTGGATGGTTCACGTCGTTATTGCGTCAATGGTAAACTATTACCATCTATTACCACTGTTACTTCCTATCAGAATCGCAAGTCCATTGCAGAATGGAGAGAACGTGTTGGTGAAGATGTAGCAAATAAGATCAGTCAGTTTGCATCAACTAATGGTACTAAGTTTCATAAACTTGTGGAAGATTATGTAAACAATGTTGATGTAGATTATGATACTGAGAAGTATGAAGTTGCTCTGAAATTGTTTAATCAATTTCAACCACTTCTTGATGATGTAGATAATATTCACTATCAGGAATCTGCTCTATATTCAGAAGAACTTGGCATTGCAGGTCGTGTAGATTGCATTGCAGAATACAATGGTAAATTATCAATCATTGACTTCAAGAGTTCTTCTAAACCAAAGTATGAGAATCAGATTCAAAACTATTTTGTTCAAGAAACTGGTTATGCACTCATGTATGAGGAAATGACTGGTCGTAAAGTAGAGCAAATTGTTACCTTGATTTCTTGCCATTCAGGTGAGACACAAGTTTTTGTTAGAAACCCTGCTGACTATGTTGACACTCTCAAGCAATACATTCAGGAGTACAATAACAAATGAATGAATGGAAATGTACTATCAGAACACCATCTAATTGGTTACAAACAGTACATGTAGAAGCATACAATCATAGTGATGCAGTTGCATTTGCTGAATCACAAACTGGTGGTAAATGTATCATGGCAGTCTTAGATAATTCATATGATTCTGATGATTCTGATAATGACAATTCAGGATCATTTAGTGGTGGAGGAATACTTTTATTATTGCTTATTGTCTTTCTTTTATATGCCTGGAAGTGGATATTTTTAATCATTGGAATTTCCGCATGTATTTGGGGAATCATTCAATTGGGTAAGAATTAGAGAGAAAATTTAGATAATACAATATGACACTTGTGCAAGTGTCCATAACATTTACCAAAGCATTATTAAATGTGCTATGCTTACAAAGTAATTTGAGAATTAAAATGCCTACTGTTTCATGGATAGAAGGAACAAATGAATCACCAGATAACATTGCATTCTTTCTAAGATTGCAGCAAGCATATTCTTCTCATACTGCAATCCCTACTACCAAAGAACTTAAAGAACGCAATCCTGAGCATATCATATGGCGTGCTCTTGAAAAGATAGAAAAAAAGAAAGGTTTGGCAAGATATTACTTAAGAGAAGAGAATGATCTTAGTGTGCCAGTTGAGGAAGTGGCACAAGACCCCCTTGACTTTTAACCAAATTCATGCTATCATACATGTATGAAAAATCAAAAAACACCTCAGTTTCCCACACTACAATCAAAGGATGGCACAATGGTTGTTAGTTTCTATCCTGTAGTTGATTCCACTCGTTTCACGCTTCAAGTTCTAACTTGGAAGGGTATTGATACTATCTCCACTAAGTTGCGCACCAATCATGATGCTCAACATGAGATTCAAGATAGACTCTTTCATGACTATCTTATCACTGGAGATAACGCCAATGTCGCTCAAACCTATCACATTGCTTCTTGCTGATTATGAATCAAATGATTGATCAACTCATTAAAGATCTTGAAAACTCAATATGTGTATCCAACATTGCGATTGATGATCCAAACAAGGGTTATCCTTATGCTTATGGATATTCCTCCTCAACGCTAAAACAGACAGTAGATCAACTTAAAAGTATTCAATCTTTCCTTAATGAAAAACACCTATGAATGCTGAAATTGAAACTCAAGCGATTGAAGTTATGGAAAACATTGAGGATATTGTTGAATATCTTTGCAATGAATATACTCTCAGTGGAGAGAAAGTTTGGACTATGATTGGAGCATTAAGTGATGCTAAGTTGAATCAATTTCCAGATTAAATGTTAGCATGTGCCAGTTGTAGAAGTGGTCGCTATATTTACCGAAATGCCCAAATCTGTGGTATCATACATGTATGAAAAATCAAACCACCTCTGAAGTCTTCCACTATGTCAACAACTGGAAGTAAGGCAAAGTTTACTGACCCAAAACTCAACATAGTTCAACTCAACTCCAACATCTTCGACCTGTGACTGTTACTAACAACGAAATGACTTCTCTTCTTTCTATTCTTATTCCTGGTGCCCTTGCAATCGTTATTCCTTTTTTGATTGCAAAGTTGCTCAAGATTAAACTCTTTACTGATACTAACTCTTACGATTCTGGATTCATTGATGGTTTTATTGTTGGAGAAAATGATGACTTATACTGAACAAATTAACATTTTGATTGCACAAACTCTTGAGAAGTTGCAAGAGTTAAATCCAGAACGTTATGGTGTTTGGTATAGCAAACTGTATCCTCCATTTGGTGATAATGAAAACTGGAATGTGAAGACTCTTCACACACTTGAACAACTGTTGATTGATTACGCTAACTGATGAAAAACTATCGTGTGCCAGTTGAGGAAGTGGCACAAGACCCCCTTGACTTTTAACCAAATTCATGCTATCATACATGTATGAAAAATCAAAAAACCAGTTCAGACCTCTTCCATTATTCCATTGATTGGAAGGAAGGTAAAGTGAATCAAATGTGGATTGAATGTCTTAATCCACATTCAGAAGGTGACAACAAGTATGTTGCTGTTGCTTACAATCCAGAAAAGGATACAAGCATGGTAATGTCTAACCCCAGAAGTCATTATGATACACTTAATTGGGTTAGAAGCTTCTGTGGATCATTTTCAATATTATCCTACACTTAATTCATTCTTAGATCAAAACAAATGACAACAACCTATCAATCCAATGCTTTGGACATTTCCTACAATGGTTGGGAGAATTATGAAACCTGGAATGTTTCTCTCTGGATTAACAATGCAGAAGGTTTATATCATCTTGCTCAAGAGTGTGGTGATTATGAAACTCTTGTAAAGTGTCTTTATGATGAGTATGGAGTGAATGAAACTCCTGATGGCGTTAAGTTCAATTCTCCGAAAGTGAATGTAGTACAATTAAACTCTGAGGTATTTGATTTCTAAATGACTTGCTTAAGTACAAACTATCACTCAAACCAAATTCAATTTATGTTCACCATTGCATCTGATCTCAAAACTCAAAAGTTTGTATGGATTCCATCAGTAGATGATACTCAGCAAACAAAACTTGATGATGAGATTGTAACATTCTCTGCTGTAGAAGTTGCTAATCAATTTGCCTCAGTTTATAGTCAGGAGTTGAAGTGATTATGTATCAAATTACGTATCAAGTTCCTTACAATGATTGTGAGTGGAGGTTTCAATCATTTGCTACACTAAGTGAAGCAATAAGGATGGTTGATTTTTATCTATCTTGTGGGTCACCTGCAAGGTTAGTTAGTAATTCCGTATAATGTTATTGAGATAATAAAAAGGTTAAAATAAATGTATATGAGTTTTCCACAGGTTTGTGTATATCTGTGGAAAAAGTATGTTATTTGTGTATTATTTGCTACTGTGAATAGTGTTTATAAATGGTTTATTATGTGTTTATAAATGGTGTATCTTATTGTGATCTTGGCCCACATTATATCACAAACCCTCTGAAATGTCAAGACCTCCCAGACACCCTCAGAGGTGGCACATGTACTTGACAGTATAGTTTTCCACAGGCACTAAGTGATAAACAGTGAAAACACAGTGAGCATCAGTGATCTCAGTGTCAATGAGTATATTTACCCTGTGGAAAAGTATTACAAACCTGTGGAAAACTAAGTATTACCCTGTGGAAAAATAGTTTTCCACAGGGTAATAATGATTGTGAATATGTGTGAATGACAGTGAATAACAGTTGACAAATGTGCAGTCCTGTGATATAGTGAATTAGCAGGTATTTTGTGTGATTGTGTTACCCTGTGGGGGGTAATGCGAAAAAACAAGACTCCCCTAACCTACAGAGGTGACAAAGTGCGAGAGAGATATCAAGTGATTCAAAAAATTTTTTGGGGTAAAAAAACACCAATAAGGTTGATTTATAATAATGTGTATGGAACTACACTAAGTCCCTGGAATGAATTTTATTATATTACAATTACTTTGTGGGAGGGATTAAATATACTTGGGTCCCATTATAAGAAAAAAATTTTCCCCAGATAAAAATGCCATATAAGTTGATAGCAAGAGATAAAGTGTTTTGTGAGGGCACATTATCAGAATGTCAAAAGACACTCACTGGTATTTCAAAAATGATTCATGCAGGATTTTCTACTAATTTTGAAATAGATGAGTTTATGATATCAAATGCTAATGCAAATGAAAACAAAACTACATGGAAACAATATGACTTTTAGTAAACCAATTCTTGCCACATCTCCAAATCAAACCAAAATGAACTGGTGGCAGTATTATATTGGACACTGTTGGATGACAGGCTGGCAGTCCATTGGACATAACTTTCGTATGTGGTCCGATTTGATGGGAAGTAACTATGAAGGTTATGCACTACTCAAAGAAGATGACCCAGAGGCAGAGTGTTTAGATTGGTTCTGGGCATCACTTGTAGAAGATGATGTTTATTCTAAAGAGTTTCTTGAGCACTTGATGCAGATAGTGGATGACATTGAGACTGGTAAAGAAAAAGTTATACCTATGGATGATGTAATGGCAAATCTCAAAACTTGGTTGGAGGAAGAATGAATACACATGATGAAATAGAACAAAGTATATTTGTAGGATTTTGGAGCATAAATCATTGTAAGGAAGAACCAAATCAGTTTTGTTTGTGGAAACGAAAAAAACCCAATCTCATTCATAGAATAATGAATTGGTATTTACTTGGAAACAAGTGGATTGACAAGAAATAAATAGTACAGTATCATTTGAATTGATACATATGTCGTCTGCAACCTGAATAAATTTTATGGCAAAAGGATTTACCGTTAAAGCAAAAGAACCAGAGCAACAATCCCTTTTTAATATAGAAAGGTGTAAGGAAAGAATTAGAGGTAAAACAATTGTTTTTTGTTTGCCTGGACGTGGTGTATCATATGCATTCTTAAAAAGTTTCGTACAACTTTGTTTTGATCTTGTTCAATCTGGAGCAAGTATTCAAATTTCTCAAGATTATAGTTCAATGGTAAACTTCGCAAGATGCAAATGCCTTGGAGCAAATGTACTTGCAGGACCAGATCAACTACCATGGCAGGGTAAGTTACAATATGATTATCAACTCTGGATTGATAGTGACATTGTATTCAACACGGATGCCTTCTGGGCAGTCTTTGATATGGATAAGGATATTGCATGTGGATGGTATGCTACAGAAGATGGTAGAACCACCTCAGTGGCACATTGGTTAGATGAACAGGACTTCAAGAACAATGGTGGCGTCATGAATCATGAAATGGTAGATACCATTGGAAATAGAAAAAAACCATTTACTGTAGATTATACTGGATTTGGTTGGACGCTAATTAAGAAAGGAGTCTTTGAGCACCCAGAAATGAAGTATCCATGGTTTGCACCACAGATGCAAATCTTTGACTCTGGAGAGGTTCAGGACATGTGTGGAGAGGATGTTTCATTCTGTCTGGATGCTAAAAGAAAATGTGGATTTGAAATTTGGTGTCATCCACAAATTAGAGTTGGACACGAGAAGACTAGGGTTATCTAATGGAAACATATCGCATTCTTTGTAATGGAAGAGTCATTTATAATGAAATTTCCCAGGATGAGATGTTTGATATTATAGATGAATTATCAGAACAATTTTATGAAACTGGAGTTCCCAATCCAGGGGACCTCATGGTAGAATGTATTAGAACACAGGAGATTTAAATTATGGCAAATCGTCCATCATTAACCAATAAGGTTATTATTGAACATAAACCAAAGAAGACAAGACAGGGACGATCAAATCAAACGATCCTCTCTAGAACCTCTCGTAATGGTCCTAAGAAGAGATACAGAGGACAAGGATAAATAGGAATATCTATTCAAGACCTAAATGTATTGTCTAGACTCTAAAGATGAGTGGGCAATTATACATCCTGATGATCTTTGGGTATACAATAAACTAATAATTTCAATAAAACTTGGGCATCTCTGTGGACCTACAGGGGTGCCTGTTCCATATGAAGGAGATTATATAGTTAGACCCATGTTCAACCTCCTTGGAATGGGTAGAAATGCAAGAGTAGAATGGATTAAGGACTCTACTGAACATTTTCATCCATCTGAATTCTGGTCTCAAATCTTCTATGGACAACAGTTAAGTGTTGATTTTTACCAAAAAAGAGCTCTACTAGTAGTAGAAGGTATTAAGGATCAAAGAGATCCACTCTACAAATGGAAAAAGTGGCAAAAAATATCAAAAAATATAAAATTTCCAGAAATTTTGGACAATCTAAAGGGGAATTATGATTGGATTAATTGTGAATTCATAGGAGACAAGTTAATAGAGGTTCATTTTAGACAAAATCCAGACTTTAGATATGGAAATACAGTTGCTATACCAGTCTGGGATCAAAAAATTACAGAACATGAACAAAATTATACATATATTTTAGATGAAGATTATCACAGAAAAGGATTTTATATTGATTAAGGGATAGGAACCCCTTAAAAAGTTCTAATTAACCTTAGAATTCTAAACTTATGTCAAACTTACCAGTAGATAGAGACAAAGAGTACATGTATGACATGTGGGGAACCACAAAACTCGTAACTGATTATGGAAAGTTACCAAAACCAAAGACAATTCAAGAAATTATGCATGATGACATTCCAAAAAATAGTCATTTTCTGAAAGAACAAGCAGAAATTCATGAAAAAATTAGAAATGATGATGATTATGATGATTGGGAGTATGGAACTGAACCAACTTATGGAAAACCACAATATTGTAATTGTAACCACAATAAATATAAGTAAATAATATCCCCATAAAGTGCCTTTAGAATCTGTATCAAGAGGATTTAAAGATATCAGTCTATCTTTTAAAAGAAATCCAGTTACTAATGATATTATTTCATTAAGAAACGAGGATGCAATTAAAAGATCAGTCATCAATCTGGTGAGAACTAGAGTTGGCGAAAGATTCTTTAATCCTCTTTTAGGTTCTAAGGTAGAAAATTATTTTTTTGAACTTGCAGGCATTGATGTAGAAGAACCACTTAAGGAAGAAATTAAAACAGTTATTAATAATTTTGAACCTAGAGTTAGATTGAGAAATGTGAGCGTTGCATTTTTACTAGATGATAATGCCATGGATGTAAGTATTGTATATGATATTGTTGGACTAAGTGCCCCACAACAAGCAATAACTTTTGTACTTCAACCAACCAGATACTAATAATGGCATTTACCCAATTTACTAATCTAGATTTTGATCAGATTAGAACATCAATCAAAGATTATCTAAGATCAAACTCAAACTTCAGTGATTTTGATTTTGAAGGATCAAATTTTTCTATTTTAATTGATATACTTGCATATAATACTTACTTGACTGCATTCAACACCAACATGGTGGTCAATGAGTCATTCATTGATAGTGCAACACTCAGAGAGAATGTAATATCTTTAGCAAAAAATATTGGATATGTTCCATTATCCAGAAGAGCAGCAACTGCAAAGATAAGTTTTACTGTATCCAATATAAATTCTACTTTTAAAACTGCAACTCTTAAAAAAGGTATTGTTTGTACTGGAAATTTAGACAATACTAGTTACATTTTTTCAATTCCAGAAGATATTACCATTGGAATTAGTCAAGGAGAGTGTACTTTTTCTGATGTAACAATTTATGAAGGAACATTACTAACTAAAACCTTTATAGTAGACACTTCTCAACCAAATCAAAAATATATTTTACCAAATCCATTCATAGATACCTCAACAATTAGAGTAAATGTAAAGGAAACATCTCAATCTACTACATCTAATGAGCATGTGGCAGTAGAGAACATCTTAAGTATAAATTCTAACTCAAATATTTTTCTAATTCAAGAAATTTCAGATGAAAAATATGAACTTTTCTTTGGTGATGGAGTATTTGGTAAGAAATTAAGTAATAACAATGAAATAGTAGCAACATATATTACTACAAATGGCAAACAAGGCAATGGAGCTTTAGATTTTGTGTTCTCTGGAACCGTTGTTTCAAATACAGGGTCAAATTTAGGCTCTAATGTTGGTATTGTATTGACTGATGAACCAGCAAACAATGGCGATGACATACAAACTGTAAATTCTATCAGATATTATGCTCCAAGAATGTATTCTACTCAATATAGAGCAGTAACTGCATCTGATTATGAGGCATTGTTACCTTCAATTTATTCTAATATTGAATCAGTAACTGCATATGGAGGCGAAGAATTAGTTCCACCTCAATATGGTAGGGTTTTTATAGCAGCAAAACCAAAAAATTCTGATTATTTGTCAGAACAAACTAAGGAAAGACTTTTATCAGATCTCAAAAAATATAGTATAGCAGGAATT